ATGGCTAAAGCTAAGAGACGGAAACTCCCCGACTACGTTCATTTTATCGACGGGCGATATTGCGTCCGGGTGCCAATCAAGCCGGAGCTTCGGCCGTATCTCGGCGGGAAGTTCCAGTTCTATCAGGCGCTCGGTGGCGACCTTCGGCTTGCCAAGGAAAACAGTCATTATCACATCGCCGTCTTCAAAGATCAGCTGCGAAAGGCGGCTGAAGCATATCAGCACGATACCGGCATACAGGTGGCCGTCGTCAGCGACCCGATAGACCCGGCAAAGCTCATGGTCCGGCAGTATCGGAACATGATCGAATACGACGACAGCATGCGCAACGCCGACCACAGGTATTCCCGGCATGGTTACGCTGATGAGCAGGTGGTTGCGAAGCTGCGCGATGGCGTGACGGGGCGTCTATCAGATCAAGATTATTTCAACCTCATCAGCGCCAGCCTTCAATCGCTTAATGTTGCGGACGCACCAAATGCGCGACCAGATGCTGCCGATTTCCGGGCAGTAGCGCGGGCCCTGTCCATAGCGCAACTGGAGGGGCTTTCTCGCATCGCAGAGCGCGATGACGGCGATTTTACCGGGCAGCCGGAACACCCCGCACTGGTTGACGCCATCAAGCAGGAAGAGGTGGAACAGGCTGGTGAGCAGGAACCTCAGGTGTTCGATCACTGGACCTTTGACATGGTGATTGACGAACAGGAGCGCCGGGCCGCTTTGGGCTTAGGCCGGCCGAAGTCTAAGGCCACCCTCGAAAAGTATCGTGTGGCGCAATACGACTTTGAGCATTTCCGAAAGAATAAGAAGGTCGCGACGGTCACGCTCGCTGATGGGAAGGCGTGGCGCGACCATATGCTTGAAGCCGGCAAGCTCTCCCGGAAGACCGTCAAGGATAAAATCACCGTCATTCGGACCCTTATGGGATGGGCGAACATGCAATCGGAAAAGCTGATGTTCCCGATGGGTGATCCGTGGGCGGCGCTGGAACTTCCGCACGTTGAGAAGGGAGATAGCGCCGACCGAACTTATTCCTTGAAAGATGCCCGCCACTTTCTTGAATTCGCCCGCACCGCCAAACGCGCAAGCTTTCGCTGGATACCGTGGATCATCGCGCACACTGGCGCTCGTGTGAACGAAATCACGCCACTAGAGAAAGCGGACATATCGGAGATCGAGGGGCATTGGTTCATCCACATTCATGAGGATGACGAGGGGCGCTCGGTGAAGACCCACAAAGGGCGGAAGGTGCCCGTGCATCGGGCGCTGATTGAGGAGGGCTTTACCGAGTGGGTGAAGCTACAGCCAGAAGGACGGCTATTCCCAGGCGGCCAGAACGAAGATCAGCGCCTTCGCGAATGGATTCATGAGAAGGTATTTCCAGGCCGGGAAGACATGCCGCCTCCGAATCATGGCTTCCGACACCTGTTCGAAGACGCGCTGTTTGCTGGCGTAAGCCAGAAGGCCGCGCTCTACATCACCGGCCGTTCGTCAGGATCTTCAGCAGATGAGTATGGTGGCAGTGATTTGAGACTTATCGAGATCGCAGAGCAGATGGATAAGGTGCGAAACATCATATCACCATCCAGGGATAAGAAATAATTCCTATTTAGGAAAATAAATCTATCGAGGGGATTCACAAGTGATTCCTGATATGAGAGAATCCGTCTCAAGTTAATTGAGGACGGACCGCATGAACTTCCCCGGTATTGTTTCAAGTGCGAAGAAGGCGCTCGGCTTTCCGGTAGAACAGAAGGCATATTCGCTCAACAGCTCCGACTTTGCTGAGATAGTTGGCCTACGGTCTACTTACTCGGGCGTGAACATTGGCGGAAAGTCGGCGCTTTATGTTCCGGCTGTTCTTCAGGCTGTCCGGCTGATCTCCGAAACGATTGGTTCGCTGCCTTGCAAGGTCTATCACGAGACTGAAGCTGGTAAGCTGCCGGCCAAGGATCATTCCGCATATCGCATCGTTCACAAGAGGGCGAACGAATGGACGGGCGCGGGCGATCTTCGCACCCGCCTAACCGCCGACGCCCTCTTGCATGGTAATGGCTTTGCGAAGGTGGTGCCCTTCGAAGATGGCCGTCCGTTTGAGCTTCACCGGCTGAAGCCCGGCAAGGTTACGATCCTCGAAGACGATGTTACCGGCGCGCCGGTCTATCGCGTGCAGGAAGCCGGCGGCAGCCGCGACTACCCGCACACTGAGATCCTCCATATTCCGTCGTTCCTCTCAACTTCGCCGATCACTTTCGGCAAGGAAGGTATCGGCCTTGCGGCGATTCTTGAGCGCCATGGTGCGCAGTTCTTCGGTTCCGGCGCGCGTCCGACCGGCATCATCACGAATGAAAAGCCGCAGGGAAGCGAGAACGGCAAGAAGACCGCCGACAACATCCGCGCGTCCTTTCGGGAATGGCAGAGGGACGCTTCTGGCGATCCGCTCGTGCTCGACAACGGCTGGACTTATAACGCGCCGGTCATGACTTCGACCGATGCACAGTTCCTTGAGAACCGCCTTGAACAGGTCCGCGAAATCGCCCGCATCTTTGGCGTCCCGCCGACCATGCTTTTCGAGCTTACGCGGGGAACGTGGTCTAACACCGAACAGATGGGGGCGCAGTTCCTTCAGCTTTGCCTTCGCCCTTGGCTGGACCGCTGGACCGACGCCATGACGACCGTTCTCTTTAGCGAGGACGAACAGGAAGATCATTATTTTGAGTTTGTGACCGACGATCTCATGCGCGCCGATGCGGCCAGTCGCACCACGAACATGACCGCGCTCGTGACGAATCGCATCATGACCCCGAACGAGGTTCGGGCAATCCTCAACATGCCGCCCCTTCCGGGCGGCGACGAACTCACCAATCCGCACACGACCAGTAACGCCGCGCCCGCACCGGCTCCGGCGAAGGAACCCGCATGAACTCTGAACTTAGGCTTTTGGAGCGCTTCGAAGCTCATCTTGCAGAATGGCAGCGCGATATAGTCCGCCGCGTCTATAACCGTGACGCTCATCTTGTTGCCGTAGCTTTCACCATTGCAAGGCCCGGCGAATGACCGAACATTGCGCCTTCTTCGGCGACGGTGAAAAGCTGTTCGCCTTCCCGACCCGCGAGCTTATCGAAGAACTTGAACGCAAGACCGGCCACGGCATCGGCGCGCTGTTTCGGCGGTTCCGCGCATCGGAATATTCCTTCTCCGATATCGTGCACGTGCTGCGCCTGGGCTTGATCGGTGGCGGCACCGTCCCGGCTGAAGCTGACCAGCTTGTTGCTATTTATGCCATCGGCCGTCCCATGGCCGAAACGTTCGCCATCGCGGATGGCGTGATCGTGGCGCTGTTCTTTGGCAGCGATGAGGGCGAAGCAATCAACGATGCCCTGAAGCAGGTCGCCGAATGACCGACCGCCTCGAAATTAAGGCCGCGCTCACGGTTGACGACGCCGGCATCATCGCCGGCATTGCATGGCCTTTCGGCTCGCCGGATCGCGTCGGCGACGTGATTGAAAAGGGAGCCATCGCATCCCGGGAAGTTCTGCCGATGCTGTTCGCCCACGATCAGGCACAGGTTATCGGGGTTTGGGACGAAATCAGCGAAACGCCGGACGGACTGACCGTCAAGGGCCGCTTGCTCGTGGACGACGTTGAGCGTGCGCGCGAAGTCCGCGCCATGATCCGCACGAAGGCCGTTTCCGGCCTGTCCATTGGCTTCCGCACGAAGGCCAGCAAGCCTCGCCAACGCGGGCGCACCATTACCGCCCTCGACCTTCATGAAATCTCAGTTGTCGCCGTTCCGAGCCATCCGGGCGCGCAAATCACCAGCATCAAGGCCGCCGATGGCACGGCAGACCAGAAGGAAACCATCTTGGAAAACGAAGAACTCGAACTGAAGAATGATCCGGTTATCTCGCCGGAAGACCTGAAGGCCCTCAAGGCCGATGTTGCCACCATCAAGGCGAAGCTCAACCGCCCGACCGCAGCGAACAACAACCAGCCGGAAGCGAAGAACGATAACAGCATCGAGCGCAAGGCGTTTACGTCCTTCCTTCGCCGTGGCGTCGAGCGCATGGCTGCAGATGAAATGAAGGCCCTGACGGTAGCCAGTGACACGAATGGCGGCTTCCTGGCACCGGGAGAAATTGGCAATGAGCTGATCAAGCTCCTGTCCGAATATTCGCCGATCCGCAGCTATGCCCGCGTCGTTTCGATCTCGGCACCGGAAATCAAGTATCCGCGCCGCGTATCCGGCACTGCCGCAACGTGGGTGGACGAAACCGAAGACCGCACCGAAAGCGGCATGACCTTCGAACAGGTGACGCTTACCCCGTTCGAACTCGCGACCTTCACCGACGTTTCGAATCAGCTCCTCGAAGACAACGCCTTCGGCCTTGAGGGCGAACTTCTGTCCGACTACGCGCAGTCGTTCGGCCAGACCGAAGGACTTGCGTTTGTGAAGGGCACGGGCGTCAAGCAGCCGAAGGGCATCATGACCGCTGCCGGCATTAAGGAAGTGAAGACCGGCGTTGCCGCTGCCTTTCCGTCCACGAACCCGGCAGACGTGCTTATTGGCATGTATCACGGCATTGCTACGACCCACGCCAACAACGGCGTGTGGCTTATGAACCGCAACACGCTCGGCACCATCCGCCAGTGGAAGGACAGCACGGGCCGCTATCTGGTTCTCGACCCGATCACCGCCGGCGGCGTCTCGACCCTGCTTGGCCGTCCGATTGTCGAAATGCCTGACATGGACGATATCGGCGCTGGCAAGACCCCGATCTTGTTCGGTAATATGACCGGCTATCGCATCGTTGACCGCATTGGTCTGTCCACGCTTCGCGACCCCTATAGCCTCGCCACGAAGGGGCAGGTTCGCTTCCACGCCCGCAAGCGCGTCGGCGCGGACGTGACGCACCCTGACCGGTTCATCAAGCTGAAGGTCGCGGCCTAATCCATGACCTTTCAGCGGCCCGCATACGAGCAGGTAACGATTGCGCACGGTGGCAACACCGTGGCGCTTCGCCCTACCTTGCGGGCCGCTGCCACTCTTGAGGAACGTCACGGCTTCCCGGCACTGTTCCGGGCGTTGGACGAACTCAATTTCACGATCATTTGCGATATCATCCTGTCATCGTCGCCTACTGGACAGGTTGATGCGGCGGGCTTCCTCTCCCTTGTTCCGGGAAGCCCGCTCTTTCCCTTCCTTGTGGCTGTTCGTCAGCCTCTTGCAGATCTCGTGTCCATGTTCATGCCGGCTGCGGATCCGAAGGCGAGGCCCTCGACCGGCAGCAAGCCTATACCGTGGGCCGAAGTGTATGGCACGCTTTACGATAGCGCGACGGGCTGGCTTGGCTGGACGCCGGAAACTGCATGGAATGCCACGCCGACCGAAATCACCCGCGCCATGTCGGCGCACTTCGACCGTCTTGTGACGACGGGCGTTCTTGTGCGCGATGACAAGCAGCACGCCAAGGATACCGACCCTGAACAGGTAGCGCAGAATGAAGCCGCTGGCCTGGACCCCGAATTTGACCGTGCCGGCCTTCGCGCCCTCAAGGCCAAGCTCGCAGGTGGCGCATGACCATGCCGCCCCGCATCTGTTCTTGTAGCCGCATTGTTGCGCATGGCGTCGTCTGTGAGTGCCAGCGCACCCAGACCCGCGACCGTAATGCCCGCCATGATGCTCGCCGGCCGTCCGCAGCTGCACGCGGCTATAACAGCGAATGGCGTAAGGCCCGCACCGATTACCTCGCCATGCACCCGCACTGCCGGGAATGCGCGAACCACGGCGTCACCCGCATGGCGTCCGTCGTGGACCACATCATCCCGCACCGAGGCGACAAGCGCCTGTTCTGGCACCGCGTCAATTGGCAGCCGCTTTGCGCGCCTTGCCACAACTCCATCAAGCAGCGGCAGGAGCGCAGCCTATGACGCTATCGCTCCTGTCGAGCTTTCTTGATGGCAAGAAGCTCTGTCTCCACCAGCCTCTTACCCAGCGCGCTTACGCCGGCGCCACCAAGCCGCTGCTCAACCACGCCCAACTCGCTAAGTCGCTTATCCATGGCGACCGTGAGGAATGCGGCGTCGTGGCGGTAGATGCGATTGAGCCAGTGCCATTCGTCATCGCTCATGTCTTTGCGCGTCGTCATTGTCGCTTTCCCTTCAAGCAGCGAGTGATTCTTGGCGCATCATCTCACACGGATGGTTGTTTCGTAGAACGGAAGGAAGCATGACGCCCGCCACCATTCTCGAACATGACAGCATCCGGCAGTCCATCACCGAATGGGCGTTAGACTACGGCATTACGCCTGCCATCATCATCGGACGCCTTGAGCGCGGCATGAGCATCGGCAACGCTATCACCACGCCGATGAAGGTAGGCCATCGCGGCCAGCGTCTTCCGATCTTCAGCCGGAAGCAGAACAAGAGCAAGGTTTGCAACTTGCCTCCGGCTGAACACTGGAAGCCGCCTAAGCCGCGCCAACACAAGCGTGCGCACAATGCGCGGCTTATCGAGCACAACGGCCAAACCTTGACGGTTGCGGAATGGTCGCAGGTTAGCGGTGTGTCGATCCAGAAGATCTACGGACGCCTGCATCTCGGATGGGATTTTGGCGATGCCCTTGTTCCCGGCGATGCGAGGCGGCGCAGGTCTGCAAGCCGCGAAGAACTTGAACGCGATGGCGGAGTTGACCCACGCACGGTGCAAAGCCGGCTTCGCCGTGGTTGGCCTCTTGAACTTGCGATGACCGAACCTCCTGGCGCTCGGATGGGACGCTTCGCACGTGGCAGGCCGGGGGTGCCTTCCGACTTTGCCCCTTTCGAGGGGACCGGCGCGGGGAGGACCGCGCAAGAGACCCAGAATATAACTTTTTCAGGAATTGACGCATGACGGCTGTTAGCCTCGACCTCGCCAAGGCACATATGAAGGTGGACGGAACCGCCGAAGATGAGCTTATTTCCCTTTATCTGGACGCCGCAGAGACGTGGTGCGGGAACTACATCGGGAAGGCTGTCGCTGATCTCGACCCTGTTCCGGCAGACGTAAAGCTCGCCATCCTGAAGCTTGTTGCCTTCTATTTTGAGGTGCGCAGCCTCGCGACCTTTGGCCTGTCTGTTGAGATGGCACCGCAGGGTGTGACCTCGATCCTCGATAGCTACCGCGAAAAGTGGTTCACCGATGGCGAGTAACGACGGTTTAGATGACCTCATGAAGGCGTTTGATCGGGCGAAGAAGGCCCCGCGCGACCGCATCAATGCGGCTTTGCTGGCTTCGGCGAACGAACTTGCCGACGCGCAGCGCCACCTTGCCCCTGAAGATACAGGCGCGCTCAAGGAAAGCATTGCCGTCACCGGCCCTGGGCGGGCGACCCCGCCTTACAGTCAGCCGGGCGGCGAGCGTGTGGCCGGTGAACATGAAGTGATCGTGACCGCTGGCGATCACACCGTCCGGTATCCGCACCTTGTCGAATACGGCACCGCTAACGCCGAAGCGCAGCCTTTCTTTTGGCCGGCCCTTCGCCTTCTCCGCAAGCGCCTTCAGCAGCGCATTGACCGCGCCGGCCGCAAGGCCGTGCGGGACGCATGGGATAACAAGTGATGATTGAACCGACCCTTGCCCTTCAGACCGCCATTCGTGCCGCCCTCATTTCCTCGCCGGCAGTGGCCGCGCTTGTGCCTGCCGATCATATCCGTTCCGGCAGCACTCGGCCGGACAAGACGCCATGCATCATCATGAGCGACGGCAACACCGCCTTGCACGGCCATGATTACCGCAGCCTGCGCACGGCATGGGTTTATCTTGACCTTCATATCTGGACGCTCGACGCCGGGCAGGATGCGGCGCGCATGATTGCCGGCACCGCGACGGCAGCCCTTGACAAGCCCCTGCTTCTTGAGGGGTGCGAGTGTGATCATTTCCGCGTCACCGCATCCCGGTTTCCGCGCGATCCTGATCCCGCTTATGGTCATGGCATCCTGTCCGTCGAAGCCCTCATTCGGTGGACAGTCTAATGCTCAATATCGGGAACATGGATCGCCGCATCACCATCGAGCGCGAAACGGGAACCGTGTCACCGTCCGGTGATGCCCGTAAGACCTGGACTCCGGTTGCAACTGTGTGGGCCGAGTTTGTGCAGCAGTCCGCATCCGAATTCTTTACCGGCTACGGCGAGGCCGAAACCGGCACCGTGATTTTCCGTGTCCGTTATCGTCCTGGCATCACCACGGCCGACCGCGTGACCTATGACGGCGTAGCCTATGGCCTGAAGGAAGTGAAGGAAATCCTCCGGCGCGATGCGTTGGAACTTCGCGGCGAGGCCCTGAGGTGACGCACCTTCGCGGCAAGAAGCCGCCTATTTCCCGCGACAGCAACGCTTTGCTGAAGGCACCGGCAGCACCGAAGCAGCTTTCCGCCTATGCGCGCTTCGAATGGAAGCGGATCATGCCCGGCCTCATTGAACGCGGCATCATCACCCGTGCCGATCTAGGCGGCGTGGAAGACTATTGCCGTGCCCGTGGTCTTGTCCGCGAGATCGAGGATTGCCTTCGCGCGTCCGGCGAGATCGATATGAAGCTTTGCCGCCTTCAGGACAAGGCAATGCAGACCGCACGGCAGCTTGCAGCGGAATACGGATTGTCGCCGGTATCGCGCGCCCGCGTCGGCAGTGCCGCGCCGGATGATGACGACGACGACAACCCGCTCTTGATAGGCAGGAACCGCACCCATGCCTAAGAGCGCGTTCCCGCACTGGATTTATGACGGAAGCACTATTGATGACCCCTTCGGCTATGGACAGGACGCGGTCGATTTCATCCGGGCACTGAAGCACCCTAAGAGCAGCGCGCCTAAGAACGCCTTCCAGCTTTTCGACCCTTTCGAGCGCATCACGCGGCGCATCTATGGCCCTCGCCATCCTGACGGGCGGCGCATCATCAAGACCGTTTTTCTTATGCTTGGCCGTGGCAATCGTAAGACCAGCCATGCGGCCGCATGGTCCTCCCTGCATGTCTATGGCCCTGAAGCCATTCCTTCAGGGCAGGTGATCTTTGCCGCATGTGATCGCGAACAGGCAAATATCGGCTTCAGCGAAGTTGCAAGCATTGTAGACCGGACCCGCCCGCTCAAGGCGATCTCGAAGGTGAACAACGCCTTCGGTGGTATGAAGCGGATTTTAAACACTAGCAACGGGGCGACCCTCAAGGCCGTTTCCAGCGATGGTAAGGCCCAGCACGGGACTACGCCGAACTTCATTCTCGTAGATGAAATCCACAAGTGGCAGGGCCGCGACCTTTGGGAGGCTCTTTCTTCCGGTATGGTGAAGACCAGCGAACCGCTCATGATCGTTTGCACGACCGCAGGACGCGGCCAGGACAATGTCGGTTTCGAGCTTTACGACTACGCCTATAAGGTCGCGACTGGCGAGCACGAAGACCCGACGTTTCTTCCTATCCTGTTTCAGGCAGAAGCGGGCGACGATTGGGAAGACGAAACGACGTGGCCGAAGGCCAACCCCGGTCTCGCTTACGGCTTCCCTGATTTTGAGGGAATGCGTGATTGGGTGCGCAAGGCGAAGGTTAGCCCGCCGACGCGGTATGAGTTTCAGCAGCTTGGCTTGAATGTCTGGCAGGCCGCTTCCCGCGACCCGCTTTTCGACATGGCCGTCTATGATGCCGGGCACGATCCGAACTTCGACCTCGCCGACCTTGAGGGCTTGCCGTGCTGGCTTGGCGTGGACTTGTCACGCTCCGGTGACTTGACCGCGATTGTCGCCTCATTCCGGCATGACGATGGCCGTATTTCCGTTCACCCGTGGTTCTTCCTTCCGTCCGAAGGTTTGGAGGACAAGGCCAAGGTCGAACAGGTTCCTTATCCCCGGTGGCGCGACGACGGCCTGTTGACCGTCATCGACGGCCCTGTGATCGAACCCGACGTGATCGCCGACAAGATCATTAACCTTTGCGGCACCTTTGACGTGCAGGAGGTTGTTTTCGACCCGTCGCTTGCCGGCCCGCTGATGGCGAAGCTCATGGATCACGGCATCAACGTGCTTCAGCTTCCGCAGACGGCCAAGCATATGCACGGCCCGATTTGCGACCTTGAACGCATCGTAAATGGCCGGCGCATCCGGCACGGCGCGCACCCGATCCTTCGCAACCACTTCGAATGCGTCGTCGTCAAGCGCGCGACCAGCGCCAGCGAATTGACCACGATGCACAAGGGAACCCGCCATTCCAATCATATCGACGGCGCGATTGCGTCGGCGCTGTCCGTCTTCCGGGCGGTGGCGAACGATAACCAGCGCTCAATTTTTGACGACCTCGGCGAAGCCGAAGCTGCATAAGGAAACCTATCATGGATGAAGGCCAGCGCCTTTTAGTCACCTTCGAAGCCCGCTTGAACAAGTATGAGCGCGATCTTGAACGCTCCAAGGGCAAGAGCCGCACGAACTTCCGGGCTATCCAGAAGGATGCCGAAACGGCCGGTTCCGGCATTGAGAAGGCAATGGGCGGCGCGATGAAGACGCTCGGCAGCTTTGGCAAGGGCTTGCTCGGTGGCATCGCGGGCGGCATTGCTGTAGGCGGGCTTGAACAGATCATCGGGCGTGTCGGCGAGTTGGCGAAGGGCGTGGCCGAAGTCGGCGACATGGCGAAGATGGCGGGGCTTTCTTCGAAGTCTTTCCAGGAACTCGGTTATGTGGCCGAACAGAACCGCATTCCGGTTGACGCTCTTACGGACGCCATGAAGGAGCTTTCGCTTCGCGCGGATGAGTGGACCAAGACCGGCAGCGGCAGCGGTGCAGAGTCGTTCCAGCGCATGGGCTATAGCGCCGAAGAATTGGCGCGAAAGTTGAAGGATCCGAAGGAACTGCTTCTGGATATTATCGACCGTATGCAGCGCCTCGACAGTGCGGCCCGCATCCGCGTCTTCGATGAGGTGTTCGGTGGTCAGGGCGGGGAAAAGTTTGTCCAGCTTATTGACCGGGGAACCGATGGCATCCGGAAGACCATCGCCGAAGCCAATGCGCTTGGCCGCGTTATGGATGATCAGCTTATCCAGCGCGCGGATGAATTCAACCGCAAGTGGGAGGCAGTAGGCGGCACGATCAACACGTATGTGAAGCAGGCGGTGCTTGGCCTCGCTTTCGCGGCAGATGACTTCCTTGACCGCTGGAACAAGGTGGAAGAGCAGACGACGCGGAATGTTCAGTCGGCGCTTACCTCGACCTATGACAAGCTGAATGAGGCGAAGGACAAGCTGTCCGACCTTCAGATCGACAAGGGCGTCTTCCCCGACGACGTGACGATCGACCTCAACATCGACCGCCAGAAGCAGCTTATCGAGGAACTGACCGGCGAGGCGATGCGCCTTCGCGACATCCTCGACCGGCGCAACGGCTACGATGAAAACTTCATCTACAAGACCGGGCAGGACGCGGCCGGCGCTAAGCCGCCCGTGGACAACCTCAACAACGCCCTGGCCGACTCCGGCAGCGCTGCCGGCAAGGCCGTGGCCGGCCTCAACAGCTACGCCAACGCGATCCGCGCCCTGAAGGAGGAAGTGCCGGAATTGGCCGCATCGCTGAAGGACATGGACGCTAAGGCTCGCGTCGAGGCCATCTACGGCAAGTCTCTGTCGAAGGCCCGCACGATGGGCGAAATCTACGCGGCGAATGAGCTTCGCGGGCAGGCGCTTTCTTCGCTCAACATTCGTTCGGCGACGGACGATCCGTCGCGCTACCTGTCGTCGGTCCTGGCGACGGGCAAGAGCGCCGATCACGTCACCGGCATGGCGAACGCCTTCGCCGAAAAGCTGGCGAAGATGCTGGCTTCCATGCCCGACGACCTGAAGGGCAGCGTCACGATAAACTCCGGTTATCGTTCGGTTGAGCGCCAGCAGCAGCTTTGGCTTGAAGCACTGAAGAAGTATGGATCACCGGAAGCTGCCCGCAAGTGGGTAGCACCGCCCGGTTCTTCTCAGCACAACAAGGGCAACGCCGCCGACCTTGGCTATGGTTCGGACGCCGCCCGGCAGTGGGTGCATCAGAACGCCGGCAACTTCGGCCTGTCCTTCCCGCTGGCTAACGAGAACTGGCACATTGAGGACGCCGACGCGCGCGGGAAGCAGAACGCCGACGAAATCGAAAAGCTGACCGCAGCGGCAAATAAGCAGTCAGAAGCCTATAACCAGATCATCGCAGGCTCGAAGGAATATACCGCAGCGCAGAGCAGCGAACGGCAGGCTCTTGCCATGTCCGGTCAGCAGGCGGCGGCGTTCCGGTTCGAACAGCAGATGCTTGCCGAAGCGCAGAGGGCAGGGATCACCCTGACCGATCAGCAGCGGCAGGAAATTGCCACGCTTGCGCAGGGCATGGCGAGCGCCGACGGCAGCGTAAAGAACTATGTCGCCTCTCAGGAGCAGGCGGCGCAGGTTACGCAGTTCTTCGGCGAGCAGGCTGTGGACGCCTTGAGCGGCCTCTTGACGGGCACCACGACCGCAGAGGAAGCTTTGCAGTCGCTTATCCAGACCCTTATCCGTGCCGCGCTTCAGGCCGCTATTCTCGGTGAAGGTCCGCTCGCCGGTATCCTTGGCGGGAAGGGCAAGACCTCGACCGCTGCCGGTGGCGGCGGGAAGAAGGCGGGTGGCTCGTTGCTCGGCTCCATCCTTGGCCTGAAGGAGGGCGGCCACGTTCGCGGCCCTGGCACCGGAACCAGTGACAGCATTCCGGCCCGGCTCTCGAATGGCGAATTCGTCGTCAACGCCAAGGCCACCCGGAAGAACCGCGCCGTTTTGGAAGCGATCAATGGCGGTAGCGTGGCGGCGTTTGCGGCCGGCGGCTATGCCGGTGACGCTCCCGCACTCCGTAAGCCCGCGCTCGTAGCCGCCAACGGTGATGCGCCGGCTGGCTCGCCTGTTACCATCAACACCAGCGTCACTGTCAACGCAACGGGCGGCGAGCCTGCCGCGAATGCCGACCTTGCTGCCAAGGTAGGAAAGCAGGTCGAACGGCAGATGAAGGGCATGGTGCAGGAGCAGATTAGGCAGGCGACCCGGCCCGGCAACCTCATGAATACCCGAAGCCGCTAAATGACTCAGAGAGAGTCATAGGCGCGCTTCAGCGGCGCGGACGTGTCTTTCCCTATCCGGGAGCGTCCGCGCTTGTCAGTGACTCTGTATCGCGGAAACCGGGAGCGAAGCGACCGCGCCGGAACCATCTGACTTCGCAGCCGGGAGGGCTTTTCCGTTTGCCGGGAGAGAACCGCAGCCGGAACCTTCCTTGGATATCTTCCGGGAAACGGGAAACTACTGGACGCGCCGGAAGGCGCGGCGAGCCGCCGGAGGCGGGGAGCGTGTCGGCACATAGGTGTTCGTCAGCATTTTCGTTGTCTATATTATTATATCCTTATGTTTATATGTAGCGCATATACGGGAGAAAATGCTGACGAACACCAAAGCTGCTTGACGTGCCTCCTTTATTAGTTTATCAATAAACAAATTAATGGAGATACACCCTTGATCAGTTCTGATGTAGTTCGCATTCCGCCCCGCCGCCTTGAACAGCTTCGCACCATTGCTGGAGTGCTTCAGCTTTCGGTCGCCGATACCATTGCCCATATGATCCGCAAGGAAGTTGCGGCAGGCACTATCCCGGCAGCCATTCCCGGCATTGAAGTTCGGCCGGTTGACGATGGTGTGTCCATTCAGATTGATGACGGGCCGGTCGCAAACCTCAGCCATGCCGCCGCGCGCGCCCTTGCCTCAATCATCCGCGATGCTGTGGCAGGTAATTCCGGCGTGATTAATCTGGATCATCATTACATGTTCATGCGTCGTGGTGCTGGCTACAAGCTCGCAGCACCCTTTCCGGGCAAGGAACACAGCCTTTCCGGCGATCTGGCGCTCGACATCGCCGAATTGATCGAGAGGGCCTCGTAATAGAAAAACCCCGGCGAGTGCTTATGACGCCGGGGCTTCGCATTTGCAGTTTGGAGACTGTTCACAATGAATAAGGTTATAGCGGACAATTGTCAACAAATTGTTGACGACGAAGATCCAACGATGTTCGTCAGCAATTCGGATGAAATCGCTTCCTTTTGCCGCGACCAGGATCGCGCACGATCTCTCCCCGAAAACGGGCAGGCAATCCGCGACAGCATTCTCGCCGAACTTGACTCGATTGAGGCCCCTGCCATCGAGGCGGGCTTTGTGGTGACGTGCAATACCCCAGCTCCGGTTTTAGAGGCGCTTCCTCCTGAAATTGTCGCCGCCCTCGATGATTTCGAACTTTCCGGTGAGGAACCCAGCAGCGAGAGCGCAGCCGTCCGTGCGGCACGGGAGAAGCGAGCATCCCCGGAAGCCATTGCACTCCACGAGGCTAACAAGGCGCACGGCCACATCAAGCAGGCCCAGGACGATATTGATGCGCACCGGAAGGGAGAGGGCCGCGACCAGCACAATGAGGACAAGCGCAATAACTACGCGGCTCATATCTTCGCTACGGAAGGGCGTGAAATCCGTGCTCACAACCGTTACGCTACCGATGAAGCGCGCCTGGACGCACGAAAGCGCGGGAATGCAAATTCGTCGCAGAAGCGCCGTGATAGTATGACGCCGGAGCAGAAGAAGGCAGAGAGCGCGAAGGCTTCGGAGCGGCGGCGGGAACGCAAGGCGCGCGAGGAGGCAGAAGCCGCAGCGGAGGCAGAGCGCCAGCGTCAGCGATATATTGAGCAGTCCATTGCCTGACGCTCACGACTTCACGCACGCCAGCAAGATCTTGCTATAGATAAATAGTCAGGCGGAGATTGGTTCTCGCCGTCTGTCTCTCGTGAGGAGAAAGAAACCCGCCACCTTCCTGCCGGTGGCGGGTTTTTCTATGGAAGTAAGTAAGTGCTTATTTACTTTTTATCCTGCACAAACAATAACTTACAAGAAATAATAGCTTGCCAATATGAAGCCGTTGAATCATGAAGAGGTGGCCCGCTCATGGGCAGGGGATTGAAGACTGAAATGCAGACTTACATGCCGACCGACGCCTACCATTCGATTCTTGACCAGCTTGAAGACTTGTTCGCCACGTTCGATCCGGCAGCGCCGGACTGCTTGCGCACCCGCCTGATTACGATCCTCGGCGAGGAAGGCGGCATTTGGCCGGCCTCGTGCTTCACCGGCGACCAGGAAGAAGGCAGCAAGCGCGCCGCTTAACAAACCGTCGATAATAAAACAAAGGCTTAGCTCGTGGAGCAAACACGCCTGTAGATTTCCATACTTGCGTGTGACTAATAGGAGGTCCCGTAGCGAACAAGGGACGCACCCATGACAATCATCATCGGAATCGAACGCGACCGGCATCACCTTGCCGTTCCGATCAGCCGCCCCTCGCGCGGCGGCGTCAAGCATCTCGCTTGACGGGAACTACTGCCGGAAGCGGCTGCAACCGCCCCGGCAGATCGAGTGCGAACTACCAAATCAACATCCAAAGGCTTAAAGCCAGGAAGACCTTTAACATGAATAACCCCACCGTCGCAAATACTGATAGCGCCCGCGTCAACCGCATCCACGCGAAAGCGCTCATTTATGCCATCGCTTCCATCCAGGGCTTGCGCGATGAGGCACAGGAGTGGAGCGACATGCGCGATATGTGCGCCATCGCCAGGACTATTGAGCCGGCCACGCTTGCCAAGCTTGTTGCGGACGTTCGCGCCTTCACCGGCACCACCGTTGATATTTGGCCGGATCACGACGACGACCTCAACGAAATGGAGCGGAGGGAGAAGAAGGTGTTCAAGGCGGTGCTTGCGGAGCATGTTGCCGCGCTCGAGCAGCAGTTCGCGGCGTCCGTGGCAAAGCACCAGGGGAGGGGGAACTAA